TAGGCTATCTAAATATCTTTTATTTATTGCTTCTTTAACAATTAAAACACACTTAGTATCTTGGTCATAAGCTTTTGAATTATTTCTAAAAAAATTTCTTGATAGTTGATCAAGTAATATAATCAAAGCTAAACTCGCTAAGTCTCGACTTGCTAAAGAGAATGCTCAAGTGTCGATTCGCTTATATTATGATGAGAGAGGACTGGATCGGTACTATGGTCTGCTAGAATTAGGAGAGAAGTATGGAGTCTTTGAACGTAAAGGTAATCGTATTGTCATAGGCAATGAATCGGTTTACCCTTCCGTAGTATATAAAGATCCCGATAAATATTTCTCGCCAGAAATTTTACAAGCACTAGATGAGTGTGCAGCCAAGGAGTTTTCATATGGATCTTAGTAAATTTATTGTCACCTATGACAATGTATTAGATGAAAATCTATGCAAGAATGCAATAGATATGTTTGATAAAGATCCATCTATAGTTGCTAGGTTAGATTCAGATGTCTTTAACTTTAACTGTATCAATGTAACAGAAGAGGTTGAGGTCAAAAACAATACTAAATGGAATCCATTACATCAACAGGTTGTGATCGCCATTAAAACATGTGGTGAGAGTTATATGAAAGACCTTGATGTAGAAAGGTATTGGCCAAGACAGAATTCACTAGAGCAAGTTAAGTTGATTAAGTATCAACACAAGACGGAGGACTCATTCAAACGTCACATTGACGTTGGAGACCATAACTCCGCAAGAAGATTTCTTACATACCATATGTTTTTGAATGATGTAGAGGGTGGAGAGATTGTATTTGATGACATGGACTTCACAGTTGAGTCCAAACGTGGTAGAGTAGTAATGTTTCCATCTACATGGACATACGCTCACTCGTATAGACCACCAACAGATCAGGACAAGTACGCTCTTACAACGTATCTGCATTACACATGAGTATGAAGATTGAAGAGATCACTCTTAGTAAACTAATTCTAAACGACACGTATACTAAGAAGGTCTTACCTTTTATTAAGGATGATTATTTTGACACACCAACACACAAGATACTCTTTAGTACCTTGTCTGAGTATGTCAACAAGTTTGAAACCACCCCCGAACCCAACGCCCTAAAGATAGAAGTAGAGAAACGTCGGGACATCTCCGAAGAAATATATCAGGAGGTTGAGCAGTTTCTTAATAATTTAGATAGGGATCATTATAACGAGGACTGGTTAATCGAGACCACTGAGAAGTGGTGTAAAGAGAAGGCAATTTACCTTGCCTTAATGGAGTCTGTCAAGATTGCTGACGGACAAGACAAAACACGTACAAAGGATGCGATACCTAGTATCATGTCCGAGGCTCTTGGTGTGTGTTTTGATGATCATGTTGGACACGATTACATACAGGATTCTGATGACCGATACGACTTCTATCACAGGAAGGAAGAGAAGATACCGTTCGATATCGAGTATCTTAACAAAATTACAAAAGGTGGTCTACCTAATAAGACTCTTAATATCGCTCTTGCTGGTACGGGTGTCGGCAAGTCTTTATTCATGTGCCACGTTGCTAGCTCCGTGCTGCTCCAAGGGAGGAACGTTCTCTACATTACAATGGAAATGGCAGAGGAGAAAATTGCAGAGCGAATTGATGCCAACCTTTTGGACATCCCGATCCAACAACTCAACAGCCCTCTCCTCTCAAAAGAAAAGTACTCCTCCAAGTTGCTGGAGTTAACTAAGAAGACTCAGGGTAAGTTAATCATCAAGGAATATCCCACAGCATCTGCACATGTGGGTCACTTTAAGGCACTCTTAAATGAGTTGTCTATGAAGAAGGGATTCAGTCCTGATATTATATTTGTGGACTACCTAAACATCTGTGCCTCAGCAAGGTACAAAGGAACTATTGTAAATTCTTATACTTATGTCAAAGCGATTGCAGAAGAGTTACGAGGACTCGCTGTCGAATTCAATCTCCCGATTGTATCTGCCACTCAAACTACTCGTGCTGGGTTTGGTAGTAGCGATCCTGATCTCACAGATACCTCTGAGTCTTTCGGACTACCTGCTACTGCTGACCTTATGTTCGCTCTTATATCAAATGAGGAAATGGAGGAGCTAGGTCAGATAATGGTCAAGCAGTTGAAGAATAGATACAATGATCCTACAATGTATAAGAGATTCGTTGTAGGTATTGACAGAGCTAAGATGAGGCTGTATGATTGTGATCAGGGAGCACAAGATGACATCATCGATGCAGGTGATATTGAACCTGCCACCGACACTAAAAAAACATTCGAGGGATTTAAGATCTAATGGCTGATAAGACTTTTACAAATGAACCTGGTGCTAATTACGAACAGGACAAGGCAGCAGAAGAGATATCTAATGCTGCTAGAGACAAGGTAGATGATGCTAAGGACAAAGGACAAGATGTCTATGACAAGACTGCTAAGACACCAGAAGAGCAGTCTAAAAACATGGGTACTGCCCACAAGAGTAAGAAGATCCTAGATGAAAAGATTAAAGACAAGAACAAGAAGGGTAAGAAACCTACGAAATTTGAGATTGATCTTGATAACTATACAGACTTTGTGGATCGTGTTACTAGTCCACCAAGTAAGGACTTTAATGCACTACTTGCAAGATACGGTGAGTTAAAAGGTGCTGGATGTGACATTGCTAGACTAGATACTGCTGCATCAGGATTATGCTCAGAGTCTGGTGAGTTTATGGAGATTGTTAAGAAGTTAAAGTTTCAAGGTAAGCCATATAATGATGCACAGAAAGAGCATCTAACCAAAGAGTTGGGTGATATTATCTGGTATGCCGCACAAGCATCATTAGCATTAGGAGTTAGACTCGATGAGGTTATATATACTAACACTCTGAAGTTAGCAGCACGTTACCCTAATCAAATGTTTGAGGTGGGATACTCAGAGAATAGAGCACCTGGTGACATATAATGGCACAAGAACCATACACACATGGTAATCTATCGGTTGTGGTACCGATGGATGACATGAAAGACATTCTTAAACAGATGTGGAAGTCACGTTCCACCGAACCTAGAATGGGTGAGTTGTACAAGAAGTACCATCATCTTGTAGAGCTTGCAGACATAGATCCAAACCCCTGTGATATCTAATCCTTTGAGAATAGTTGATGACTTTTTAGATTCTGACTCACACTTGAGGATAAAGGAGAGTCTAGAGTATAAAGACTTCTGGACATATGATCCTTATATAGCAGGTGGTATGTCAGATCAGATCAAAGATGGTCAGTTAACACATGATTTCTTCTTTGAGATGTATAGATCACCACATATAAAAGTATTGTTTCCTATCATAGGTAGGATAAAACCTATGGCAATCTGGAGGATCAAAGCAAACCTTCAGTTACATGGAGGAGAAGCATATAAAAGTAACTGGCACTATGATTTCACAGGGGATGGTTACCCTGTAGAAAATATGGAGACTGCCATCTACTATGTCAATAGTAATAATGGATACACAGAGTTTACAGATTGTAAAGTTGACAGTGTTGCCAACCGTATGGTCTTCTTCCCCAGTAATACCAAGCATAGAGGGGTGAATGCCAGCAATGTCAAGGCACGTTATGTCATCAATTTCAATTATTTCCCAATGAAGCTTGACAAGAGTTGACAAAGCATGTATATTATAAATGTGCTGATCACACATCGGGAGTGACTGAATAAACTTACTGGCATTTTGCTAGTTAAGGTGATGAGACACAGGTGGTGCTGCTGACGCAGGTCAGAACCGACCTACCAGTCGGGTCTCAGGCAGAGTGAAATTTACTTACTGTAGTAATGCCTCGCTCTTGTTGGTATACAGGAATCCAACCTCCCTACACCCACACAAGAAAGACTAAATAGAGGGGTAGCACCCCTCTTTTTTATGGCTATTACTGTACCCCCACAGAATAAAGCTGCATTTGAAGCTGTTATGTCAGCGTTAGGTGGAGATGATTATTCTTATTATTTGTTTGATGTTAAAAACGTAGAGGAGAAAGACTCTACAAAGAAAGTGCAGATAGCATTGAAGGTATTTGTACCTCAGTCTGCACGTCTTGGTGCTGTGGATAATATAACTGAGGCACTAGAGAATCAGGGATATGAATCACGAAAGAATGCTAAAGGTACTTCATTAGATGTCATCCTACCAGAGAGAGACAAAGAGCAAGTCATTAGGATTGAAGTAAAACCAGAGGGTAGTAAAGGATCTGGTGGTGGAGCAGCCGCAACTAAGATACAGGAAGCAGCACAGTGTGTCTATGCTGCTATGAGATATGAGTGTGGTGATGTAAAGAATTTCACAGAGGATGATTTTAAATGTGGTCTTAAGGCATGTGATATACCAGGTGTATCCCTTAAAGAGATCATGTCACTACCTAAAGAGTGGAAGGATTCATCATGGATGGGTGCAAAGGAGATCTATAGTAAGGTTAAAGGAAGTGGTTGGCAATTTCTGAGGGGTGATAATGTCATCGATGATGGTGCAGTTAAGAAAGCATTTGGTAGAGTAAAGAACCAGACAAACTTATCCTCAGAGGACAAGTGGAATCCTGCTGACATATGGATGGTGAAGAAGACTTCTAAGGGTGCAGTCAAAGCACACTTAGATAAGGAAAAGACTATTGACTGTCTTAATAATGCACTACTACAACTGAGACAGGATGGAGATCTCGTTGGTATATCTTTAAAGAAGATAGAAGGTAGTGCAAAGATGACAATAAAGAATGATATCCCTGCTGCTGAAAGGAAAGCAAATGAGAAAGCACACTATGTAAAGTATGATCTTACCTTTGACAATGGTAGGAAGGGTGATGCTAGTCACCCTATGGATGTGTACCTATACTATGGCAGTGGTACCTTTGATAAGTTTCAAGCAAGAAACTTTGGTGGACCTACCAAGGGTGATTGGAAGTTAGAATTGAAAGGTAAGTCTGCCGCACAGGGTAAGATACAGGGTGCAGTCCTTAGAAGACTATTAACTGATGCTGGTTTCAATGGAGTGCCAGATGAACCTACTTGGGCACAGAGTGCACCAGGAAACAAACCAGTTAGTGATGAGATTTATAAACTATTAAATAATAATAATGCTAAAGGATTTAAGAAGTCTGATCCTAAAGGTGATCAGTATAACTGGATAGATCAGGCACCACAGGCATGGAGATACAGTAAGTTAGCAGGTTTAAGACTGTTAAGCTGGGTCAAGAGTCACCCCAAGAAGGATAGTATAATGAAAGAAATGTATCTCTACGCATCCTCTCAGTCGGATAAGTCCTCTGTATACTGGAAACTCCAGTGAATAAACTGTCCACTAATTCCCCTACACCCCTAGAGATACTGCTATAATAAAGACATGGCAAAGAACACACACCTAGAGCACCTAGAAGATGATATATTCAACAGTGGTACTGCTGGTGTAACAAATTCTATCAACTTTCTAAAGTCACTTAGAGATATGCTGACTGAGGGAGATGGTGGTCTTGCTATGAAGGTCACTACCAAATGGGATGGTGCACCTGCTATAGTATGTGGTAGGAATCCACAAGACGGTAGGTTCTTCGTTGGTACTAAGTCAGTATTTAATAAGACCAATCCAAAGGTAGTATACAGTGAAGCAGATGCCGATAGATTGTATCCAGGTCAGACTGTTGGGGGTATCCTTAAAAATTGTTTGGAAAGACTATCCACTCTACCTATACAAGGGGTGCTACAGGGTGACCTGTTATATCAAAAGAAACCTCCTGTCATAATGCTAGAGGGTAAACGCACCTATAGTTTCAGACCTAATACTATTACATACACTGTTGATGTTAAGAGTGAGTTAGGTCAGAAGGTAGGTGCTAGTAAGTTGGGTATCGTATTCCATACAGAGTATACTGGTACCAGTATGACTGACCTAATGGCAGGTTTTGGTGCTGATGTCAGTAAGTTACAAGGTAAACCAGAGGTAGCAGTATTCTCCTCAGAGTTTCAGAATGTAGGTGGTGCTGCCAACCTATCTAAGGTAGAGAGGGCATCAGTTAACAGGACTATCCTTGCTGCTGAGACTAACCTCAGACAAGGACAGACATTCATTAAGGGTATACAAGACGTAGGTAAAGGACCATTTACATTACCTGCATTGTTTAAGGTATACTTTAACCAAGTAGTAAGAGAGGGTAGGGTACCACCTGCTCAGATAATGTCTAAACAATTCTGTAGTTTCATAGATAAGAAGTTTACTACTGAGATTGCAAAGAAAAAGACAGGTAAGTCTAAGGTAGAATGGATGAAACGACGTAATGAAGCTGTCAAATACCTAAATACTAACAGAACTTCCATGAATAATGCACTTGATGGGTTTAAAAACTTGATGGATGCTAAGGTCATGATCATAAATAAATTAACGAAGATAAAAAGTGTTGGCACATTCCTTGAAGAAGAGAATGGACTCCGTGCCACTAATCCAGAAGGGTTTGTAGCAATAAAAGACGGAGCAGCACTTAAACTTGTTGATAGACTGGAGTTTTCCAGAGCAAACTTTACAGCCGCTAAGGACTGGGGATGAAATTTTTAGAATTCTTAAAAGAAGCAACAGCAAAGGGTAAAACCCCTGCTGAGAAAAAGAAAGAAGCACAAGAGGCAGACAACCATGTTGCTATAACCTTTGGTCGCTTCAATCCTCCGCATGCAGGTCATGGTAAACTTCTTGACGCAGTGAAGGCACATGGTGGTGACTCTGGTAACTATAGGATCTATCCTTCTAGGTCACAGGATCATAAGAAGAATCCTTTAGGTGCTCAATCTAAGGTTGATCACATGCGTAAGATGTTTAAAGGACATAAGGACGCAATACAAAACAATGAAGGTCAACGTAATGTGTTTGATATCCTCAGAGATATAAATGACGAGGGTAAAGAGCATGTAACTATGGTAGTTGGAGATGATCGTGTCAAAGAATTCGAGAAGATCACTAACAAATACAATGGAATCCATTATGATTTCAAGACTATTAATATCAAGTCTGCTGGTGCTAGAGATCCAAAGTCTGAAGATCCAGTCGAGAAGTTAAGTGCTAGTGGTCAGAGGAAGCATGCTTCTGGTGATGACTATGATTCATTCCATGCAGGTCTACCTAAAGGTACCAGTAAGAAGTATGGTAAGCAGTTAATGGCAGACGTGAAGGCAGGTATGACACCTCCTAAGAAGGAAAGTAAGAAGAAGACTACCAAAAAAGAATCTGTCTGGGACTATGCACCTAAGCTAGACTACGATTCATTCAGAGATTTCTATATGCTCAACCAAATCTTCAAGGTAGGAGCATT